CCGAGGCATGTCGTTTAACATCATCTTTCTCGACGAGTTCGCTTTCGTCCCAAATCACATTGCTGACTCGTTCTTTGCCTCTGTTTATCCTACTATCACTTCTGGTAAATCAACAAAAGTAATTATTATCTCTACCCCACAGGGTATGAACCACTTCTATAAGATGTGGACGGATGCTGTTAATGGCAGAAACGATTACACATTTCATGAAGTCCACTGGTCACAAGTCCCTGGAAGAGACGCTAAGTGGAAAGAAGAAACTATTAAAAACACATCCCAACGTCAGTTCACACAAGAATTTGAATGTGAATTTCTAGGATCTGTTGACACCCTAATTTCTGCACCTAAGTTAAGATCGTTAACATTTGAAACCCCAATACATCAAAATAAAGGATTGGACATATATGAGAAACCAAAGGACAAGTCTGAATACCTTCTTACTGTTGATGTTAGTCGCGGTGTTGGGGGAGACTATTCTGCTTTTATTGTATTCGACATTACAACAGTTCCCTACCGTATAGTAGCAAAATATAGAAACAACGAAATTAAAGCAATGTTGTTTCCAAATATTATTAATGATGTTGCTCGATCGTATAACAATGCTTGGGCAATGATTGAAGTTAATGACATTGGAGATCAAGTAGCATCTATTTTAAACTTTGATCTAGAATATCCCAACGTTCTAATGTGTGCCATGAGAGGACGTGCTGGTCAAATTGTTGGACAGGGATTCTCAGGTAACAAGACACAGTTAGGTGTTAAGATGAGTGTCACTGTTAAAAAGATTGGTTGTGCTAACCTTAAACAAATTGTTGAAGATGATAAACTTATATTCAATGACTATGAAATTATATCAGAACTTACTACGTTTATCCAAAAGAAACAATCATTTGAAGCTGACGAAGGTTTCCATGATGACCTAGTAATGTGTATGGTTATCTTTGCCTGGTTGGTACAGCAAGATTACTTCAAGGAACTGACAGACAATGATATCAGAAAAAGAATTTATGATGATCAAAAAAATCAAATTGAGCAAGACATGGCACCATTTGGATTTATTACTACAGGTCTAGAAGGTGATGAAGGATTTGTAGAGGAAGGATCTGTGTGGGAATATGGTGACAAACAAGAAGAAATTACTTACATACCTTGGGATTTCTAATGGATTTAGATGATCAATTTAAACTTGAACATCTACTTTTGAAAGAAAGGAAATGTAGAACGTGCCATAAAACTAAAAGTTTATTGGATGATTACTATTTGACCAGAAGAATACGTGGAGATTTGTCATCTTCATATTCATATGAATGTAAAGATTGTACTATTGATCGAGTGATCAAATCGAGGAAGTCAGACAAACCTATAAAAAATGATTATCCTGACTGGTAGTATGTTCATGCATTGTTTCCCCTAGTGAACAATGCAAAAATCTAAATAGTTTTAGATTAAATTTGGACATACCAAGGAGAAAAACATGGCAAGTCAAGTCTCGCCTGGAATTGTAATTAGAGAGCGTGACCTTACCAATGCTGTCGTGACTGGTGTTCAGCAAATTCGTGCTGCTCACGTATCAACCTTCGCTAAAGGCCCCGTTGGTGAAATTGTTAATATCAATTCACAAAAAGAACTAGTATCTATTTTCGGTGAACCATCCGATGCTAACGCAGAAGACTGGATGGTTGCTAACGAATTCCTCAATTACGGTGGTCGCCTAGCGGTCGTTCGTGCTGACAGTGGAGTTCTTAATGCAACTACTGGAGTAGCAGGAATCAAAATCAAAACAATTGCTGATTGGGATGCAGGCGCAGGCACAGGGGAAACCTTTGCTGCACGTTCTGCAGGTTCTTTCGGAAACGGCCTCATGGGCGTTTTGGTTGACAGTGGTGCGGACTACATCGTTACCCTAGCATCTAGTCCAGCAAACGTAACTATTGCAGTTGGCGATGCCGTTAACTTCAGTGGCAGTGTTACTGGTGTAGTAGTTGGTGGTACATACGAAGCTTTAGTAGTTACCACATCAGGAAACATCACAACTAGTAGCACATTTACAGATGGTGGCAATAACATTGCACTATCGGCAGTTAAAGACTGGTATCTTAATACAGAAATTGGTTCCACTGGAATCAAACTTTCAGCAATCGGTGCTCGTCCTGGAACTTCTGAGTTTGCTGCTGCTAACGGAGTTAGTGGTGACGAAATTCACTTTGCTGTAATCGATACTAACGGAGCACTTACAGGAACTGCTAACACTATTGTTGAGAGACTAACATATCTTTCAAAACTAAGTGATGGTAAAAGTTCTGAACTTGCTAACATCTACTATAAGACCGTTATCAACGAACAGTCTTCCTATCTGTTCCATGGCACAGATGTGGCCACGGATGCAAACATGACGGGTAACGCATGGGGAACTGCATCTACAGCAACCACTGGTGCTTTTGCAAGATCAGGTGCATTCAACGATCAGTTGGAAAATGGCGCAGATGATTATGCATATGACGCTAGTGAGTTTGGTGCAGGCATGGACCTGTTCTTAGACACAGAAGAAACCGAAATCGATTTCGTTCTTATGGGCGGTTCGATGGCAACTGAAACCGACACGAAGTCGAAAGCAACTAAAGTAATTGCAATTGCTTCTAGCAGAAAGGATGCAATCGCATTCGTTTCTCCACACAAAGGCAATCAAGTTATTGCTACTGGTAATGCTGCACTTACTTCCAGTCAGCAGAAAGAAAACACATTGGCATTCTTCAGTGGAATGACATCTACTTCATACGCTGTTCTTGACAGTGGTTACAAGTACATGTATGACCGCTGGAACGACAAGTATCGTTACATTCCTTGTAACGGCGACGTTGCTGGTTTGTGTGTTTCCACATCTGCTTCTTTGGATGATTGGTATTCCCCCGCTGGTCTTAACCGTGGTGGCATTCTCAACGCTGTTAAACTTGCTTACAACCCTAACAAGGCAGACCGCGATGAGTTGTATCAAGCACGTATCAACCCAATTACATCATTGAGAGGACAAGGTATCACCTTGTTTGGTGATAAGACTGCACTTTCATCTCCTTCCGCATTCGATCGTATCAATGTACGTCGTCTGTTTATCAATCTTGAGAAGAGAGCTCGCAGACTTGCTGAAGGCGTTCTGTTTGAACAAAACGACGCTACTACAAGATCTGGTTTCAGCAGCGCACTTAATGCTTACCTTTCTGAGGTTCAGGCACGTAGAGGCGTTACTGACTACCTAGTTGTTTGTGACGAGTCAAACAACACTGCAGACGTTGTGGATCGCAACGAATTTGTTGCTGAAGTTTATGTAAAACCAACACGTTCTATCAACTATATCACAGTTACATTCACTGCTACGAAGACTGGAGTTAATTTCTCCGAAGTCGTAGGTCGCTGATTTAGATTCTATCATAAACATCCTAGAGGTTAAAAGAAAAAAATGGCAACTAAACTTAGTACATTTATTGAGGATATTGGGCAAGGCGTAAAGCCCAATATGTTTATTGTTGATATCGTATTCCCCACCGAAGTTGCTGGTGCGGATGGCGATGCTGATATGATCAACTTGCTTTGCAAGTCTGCTGCTCTTCCTGCATCCAATCTGGGTGTAATCGAAGTTCCTTTCCGTGGAAGAACAGTTAAGATTGCTGGTGACCGTACATTCGATACATGGACTGCAACCTTTGTCAACGACAAAGAAATGAAGATCCGTGGTTACTTCGAGCAGTGGTTGGAGCAAATCAATACTCACGAATCTAACAGCGCACCGCTGTTTACACCCAAGCTTGATGGTGGTTATGCACGTAACCTGAAAGTTAAGCAACTTGAGAAAAATGCTACCGAGTCTGGTAGTGTTCTGAGAGAGTATGAACTGTTCTACGGTTTCCCAACTAACGTTTCTCAAATTGATCTTGCTTATGACAGCAATGATCAGATCGAAGAATTCACAGTTGAGTTCCAGTATTCTTACTGGAAAGTTAACAGTGGTACTACACAGAATGGTGTAACTGGCGTCAAGCAAGGCGTTGGCGATTCACGCCTCATTCAGAACTGATAAATAGATCTAGGAACAGATTTATTTTTAACTGATGAGTCAACTATTTGGTTTTATTATTAATCAGAAGGAGGGTCAGAAAGGTCAGTCCCCTGTCCCTCCCAATGCTGATGCGTCCGTATCCACTGTAGCAGGTGGATATTTTGGTACGTATGTTGACCAATCTGGTGGACAAAATTCAAGAAACGAATACGAACTCATTCGTAGATATCGTGATATGTCACTCCACCCCGAAGTGGATACAGCAATTGACGAAATTGTAAATGAGTTCGTTGTCAACGATGGTGACGACAAACCTATCGATATTAATCTAGCAAATCTCGAAGTAGGTGCTGGAGTAAAAACTAAAATCCGTAAAGAATTTGAACAGATTCTTCGCATGATGGATTTTAATAATAATGGTCATGAGATCATTCGTAATTGGTATGTGGATGGTAGAGCACACTACCACAAAGTAATCGATCTTGAGAATCCCAGAAAAGGTATTCTGGAATTACGATACATTGATTCACTTAAGATTAGAAAAGTTAGACACAAATTAAAAGATACTAGTCCCGATACAAAAGAATCAGAAAAAGGTTCTGCTTTGCAGTATGACTACGGCGACTATATCGAATTTTATATTTACAATCCCAAAGGATTTGCTGGCAACCTTCCTGCAGTTACTGGTTCCATGGACTGGAGTAACCAAGAAGGTATCAAGATTGCTTCTGATGCTATAGCGCAATCTACATCAGGTCTTATGGATCTGAATAAAAAAATGAACTTGAGTTTCCTGCATAAGGCAATCAAGTCACTTAATCAATTAAGAATGATTGAAGATAGTCTAGTTATTTACAGACTATCACGCGCACCAGAACGTAGAATCTTTTACATTGACGTTGGTAATCTTCCCAAAGTAAAAGCAGAGCAGTACCTACGTGATGTCATGGCACGTTATCGTAACAAACTTGTATACGATGGTCAAACTGGTGAGATTCGTGATGACAAAAAGCATATGAGTATGCTTGAGGATTTCTGGTTGCCTCGCCGCGAAGGTGGTAGAGGAACTGAAATCACTACGTTACCAGGTGGTCAGAACCTAGGTGAACTTAAGGACGTTGAGTATTTTAAAAAGAAACTATATAATTCTTTGAACCTACCACCTTCACGTCTTACAGATGATAACAAGGCATTTAACCTTGGTAAGGGTACAGAAATTCTGCGCGATGAACTTAAGTTCACTAAATTTATTGGTCGTCTGCGTAAGCGTTTTGCTCAGTTGTTCCATGATATTATTAAGACTCAATTAATTCTTAAAGGTATCATCACTCCAGAAGACTGGGATGATATGGAGGAGCACATTCAATATGACTTCTTGTTTGACAATCATTTCCAAGAACTGAAAGAACAAGAAATGCAGATGCAACGTGTTGCATTGGCGACTTCAATGGATCCTTTCGTTGGCAAATATTTCTCCACAGAATATATTAGAAAGAAAGTTCTCATGCAAACTGAGAACGAATTTAAAGAAATTGGTAAGCAAATCGAATCTGATATTGCATCTGGTCTTGCTATTGATCCAGTACAAATTAATATGCTCAATGACCTAGAGCAACAGAACCAAGCGTTTGCTCCTGAGTTGCAATCTGCGGAAGCTGATGCTGCTGCAGACAGAGAAATGAAGAAACTATCTGCGGCACCTAAACCGCAACAAAATTCTTCTTCGTCTAAATAATCATATAAGTTAAATATATATCATATGGATTCTGAAGTATTGAACATCATTAATATGATTTCGGATAAGAAACGTGCGGATGCATTAGAAAAAATTGATGACATCCTGTACGCTAAAGCATCCCAATCACTGGGCGACTATAAGAAAACAGTCGCAAATACTTTTTTTGATGAACCTACCGAAGTCGCATCACCCCCAGAATAATGAAACTAATTACAGAAAACATCGAAGAAGTCCAAGTTCTTGCGGAAGAAAAAGATGGTAAGAAGCACCTTTACATCGAGGGTGTCTTTTTACAATCTGAAATAAAAAACCGCAATGGTAGGATCTACCCCTTCTCTGTATTGGAGAAAGAAGTAGGTCGTTACAACGAAGAGTACGTCAAACCAGGTCGTGCTCTGGGTGAACTTGGTCATCCAGATGGTCCCACTGTCAATCTTGATAGGGTGTCTCATCGCATTATGTCTCTCAAGGCAGAAGGCACTAATTTCATTGGTAAAGCAAGAATCCTAGATACACCAATGGGTGCTATCGCAAAGAACCTTCTCGAAGAAGGCGTCAAACTTGGCGTATCTTCTAGGGGTATGGGAAGTATCGACCGTCAGGAAGGTGCTTCTTATGTCATGGATGACTTTATGTTAGCAACTGCTGCTGACATCGTAGCAGATCCTTCTGCACCTGATGCATTCGTTAATGGAATCATGGAAGGAAAGGAGTGGGTCTGGGACAACGGTATCCTCAAAGAGAAAGCAATCGCTGAGATGAAGCATTCTATTGATACCGCATCCAGGATCGAACTAGAAGAAAAGACTCTCAAAGCATTTGAGCGTTTCATCTCTGGTCTCTAATTTACTAAATTAATAAATAAACATAGAATAATTAACGAACATCGAGGAAACTCTAATGTCAGATATGCTTAACGAAAAGTTTGAGGAGTTTGCTAGTGAGCACGCTGCGGTACTCTCCGAGGCAGGACAAGATCCTATGCCTACTGTGACCGCAGCTGTGCTTCCTGGTGACGCCGCTGCTTCAGGTCAATCACAAACTGCAGTAAATGCTAACGCATCTTCTGGAGAGGGTGCTACGGGTCATGCAGCACCGCTGCAACCTAGCATTGCTATTGGTCAAAGCGCACCCACAGAAATCAATGGTGTAACTACCACACCTCACGAACATGATGAGGATGGCGAGGAGAATCCTGGTGCTAAGGCAGCAGCTCCTATCGGTAGTGGTGTAAGTGGCGAACCTAATCGTGGCGCTAGCAACACCGATCTTCCTAATGGAACCGCTCCTAAGTTTGGTGCGGAAATTGCTTATGGCACCAAGGAAGGTGGTAACGTAACATACCCAATCGCTCCTAAATTTGAGGAAGTCGATATGAGTGCAGACGTTGCTGCACTGACAGAAGGTAGTGACCTGTCCGAAGAATTTGCTGCTAAAGCAAAAACAATCTTTGAAGCTGCTGTACGTTCCAAACTCACTGAAGAGTGGGCAAAACTGGAAGGTCAGTATGCTGCACAACTAGCAGAGCAAGTTGAAGTCTCTAAGAAAGAACTTGCCGAAGAAGTTAATGGCACCATTAACTACGCAGTCACTAAGTGGCTTGAAGAAAATCAAGTTGCTGTTGATCGCGGTATCAAAAATGAGATCACCGAAGACTTCATCGTTGGTCTTAAAAACCTCTTTGAGGAGCACTATATCAATATCCCTGATGAGAAAGTTGACGTTCTCGAAGGTGTAACTGAAGATCTTTGTAAGATGGAAGAGCGTCTTGACGAACAGGTTAAGCGCAATATTGAACTTCAAAATCGTCTTAATGAGTCTGCAAGAAAAATCATCGTGAAAGAAATTTCCGAAGGTCTTGCTGACACTCAGAAAGAAAAGTTGGCATCTCTTGCCGAAGGTGTAGACTTCACCACTGATGAAGAATTCTCTAAGAAAGTAAGAACCATTAAGGAATCTTACTTCACTAAGGAGTCTGTAATCAAGGCAGAAGTTGCTGATGAAACCCCAGTAGAAGGTAGTAGTGATGATGTTTCGCCTGCAATGGCGCAATATATTAACGCTATGCATCGCTGGAATCAGTGATTCACTAAATAATTCTATCCACAATTCCTAACAATTAATCGGAGACACAATGTTTAACGCAGAACATCTCCAGGAAAAGTGGTCACCTGTTCTCAACAACGAAGCAGCAAGTCCTATTGCTGATCGTTACAAGAAAGCAGTGACCTCGGTCCTCCTGGAAAACCAAGAACGCTTCCTACGCGAAGAGCGTGGAATGCTTAATGAAGTTGCAGTCAACAGCCTTGGCGCTGGTACTGTTTCTCCTGCTGGATCCGCTCTCGGATCTGCTAACACTGCTGGACTTGCAGGTTTCGACCCTGTACTGATCAGTCTTGTTCGCCGTGCAATGCCTAACTTGATGGCATATGACATCTGTGGCGTTCAACCCATGAGTGGTCCTACTGGACTTATCTTCGCAATGCGCTCACGCTACGAGAACCAAGGCGGCGAAGAAGCCTTGTTCAACGAGCCTGACACTGGATTCACTGGTGGTTATGACGCTACAACTGGCGCATACACCCCTAGAACTGGCGCTGGCGTCGGTGGCGATTCTGAAGGTAACAACCCTGCACTTCTCAACGATTCCTCACCTGGAACCTACGAGACAGGCAGCAAGATGCCTCGCGAAGACCTAGAGCGCATGGGCGAATCTGGTCGTCTGTTCCGCGAAATGTCATTCAGCATTGAGAAGACTTCTGTGACTGCACAGTCCAGAGCTTTGAAAGCAGAATACACCCTGGAACTGGCACAAGACCTTAAGGCAATTCATGGTCTTGATGCTGAGCAAGAACTTGCTAACATCCTGACTAGTGAAGTTCTCGCAGAAATCAACCGTGAGGTTGTACGTCGCGTATATACCGTCGCTAAGAAAGGTGCTCAGAACAACGTTGCTAACGCTGGTATCTTTGACCTTGACGTTGACAGCAATGGTCGTTGGTCCGTTGAGAAATTCAAGGGTCTTCTGTTCCAAATTGAGCGCGATGCTAACGCAATTGCTCAAGACACTCGTCGTGGCAAAGGCAACTTCCTCATCTGTTCTGCAGACGTTGCAAGTGCTCTAGCAATGGCAGGCGTACTTGACTACTCCTCTGGTCTTTCTGGTGCTGGTGGTCCTTCCATCGGTGAAGTCGATGATACTGGCAACCTTAGCGTTGGTACTATCAATGGTCGCATTAAGGTCTACGTTGATCCTTATGCTGCTAACCTCAGCGACAAGCACTACTATGTCATGGGTTATAAAGGTACTTCACCTTATGACGCAGGTCTATTCTACTGCCCATATGTACCCCTCCAGATGGTTCGCTCGATCGATCCTAACACCTTCCAGCCTAAGATTGGCTTCAAGACACGTTACGGCATGGTCAGCAATCCTTTCGTCACAACTAACGGAACCTACAACGGCACCCCTGACGGTGAGAGTCTCACCGCCAATGCTAACATGTACTACCGTCGCGTCCAGGTAACGAACCTGATGTGATCCAGTTGTAGACATACAATTGTCAGGGACCTCTCACAGGGGTCCCTTTTTTATTAAATAGATGTATGATGAAGATGAACTATGCCTAGAAGCACAATGCTCAAAACGGACATGCTGGCGCGACTATATAAATTGAAGACCGATCTTTACGAAAGTGACAAGCTTGCGTCCACAACTGGGCAATGGCAGGACGGTGCTCATTATGCCTATAATAAGGTACTTGATATTTTACAAGAATATAGACAATGAAAGATCTAGATTTTATTGATGACCTGATTGAGAATGACTGGAGACTATCACCCAAAAGATTTGAATACCGCAAAATGATTTTGGGTAGTATGATTCGTCAA